AGGACCAGGATGAGGATCAGGACCAGGATCAGGATGAGGATCAGGATGATATGCCTCTACTCGACGGTGAGCTTTCTTCTGGTGAAGTCGCAGACGATGAGATGCCTCCAGGCATGCCACCTCTTGAGGATGATTGTGAGTGGATCACAAAGGAGGAGTTTGACGCAGTTACGATCGAGAACACGAAGGCGGTTCTTTCAAAGATTGACGAGTATCACAATGCAATGGCAAAGGCCCTTGACGACAAGTATAATGATATTCTATCAAAGTCGATTGATGACAAGGTCGATCATCTGCGAAAGGAGCTGAATTCATCTATTGAGATCGACATCATGGATGCATCCATCCAGCTCGAGGAGAAGATCATGAAGAACATCAAGGAGTGGTTCGTTCCTCTGCATGCCAAGAAGGAGCTTGATAAGAAGCATTTTCAGGGGTGGAAGGGCGATGCTGCACTTGATGCTACAAAGATTCAGATTGCAATCAAGAATACTACTTACAATAGCTATGAGGAGAATGATGCGTGGGTCGATGTAACTAGCAACTCAGAAGACTCCATCAAGTATCGCGATTCTCTTCTTGGACTCCATGACAATGGTTCCTGGATTTGTAATACAAGCGATGATAAGAATAATGCATCTCTTTCAAAGAGATATGTTACTCTTGGGTGGAATCATTCGGTAAACATCAGTGTTGTAATTAATAATATGCCTCTTGCTGCTGGGATGGATGGAGTTGACATTAAGAATAAGGCAGGGGATATACTAAACAAACTCATTAGCTCGGTTGTATGGAAGCGTGTTCTTATCCCCATTCAGACGAACAACGCGTAGACCTTCTGATCCTTCTCAACTGAACCCTTAAACTTAAAACACTCAAAAATCGGTTTTCTAATTTGGTGAGATGGAATGGCTCCGTGAACCTGGGCTGCAATGACCTTATATAAATCAAAATCAGGATATCTCTCATCACCATTCGCATCAATGAGAACATTGTGGCCGTCATCACAGAGAAGCCAGGACCACAGTAAATTATAAAGATCTGATTCTGTCTCCTTTACAACCAGGCCTTCCTCCTTGCTGAGGATCGCCCCATTTTTTCTCTTGGGCGGCGGTTCAGGAAACAGAGAGTGAAACAGACCTACCGTGAATCGTGAGAGATCAAATGATGGATTGGGATATACATCATCCATTTCTGTATCCTCCGTTCTCAGGTCACCAAAGCAATACTGATCACCTGCATCGTTGCCCTCTCTGAAATCATCGCTGTAGAAGGTCGTCTCATTAATCTTGAAAATGGAGCGGCCGAAATCAATAATCTTGAAGATTTTTCCAAAAGTCGGAACCATAAAGACTGTTCCATCGATCGACTTGTAATATAAATACTCCTTATCGGTTCTCTCCCAGACAATGTTGTTCGTGTGAAGATCATTGTGTGTGAAGCCAAAGATACGTTGAGCAACTGTTAGAGCTGCGATGACCTGGAAGATCCATGCTGTCCAGATCGCATCCCACTCATCAGAACCAGGCTCGCAGCCAAGCTCTTCATAATTGTCTAGAAGAGCATCCATTGTGTCTTCGCTTGACTCTGTAAAAATCATCATGACAGGAAACTTCTTGACTTCTGCGAAAATCTCTACGTCGGAGTTTGAGTCATCTGACTCTTCATCTTCATCTTCATCTGACGGTTCAGAACCAGAAATCGTTTCAATATCATCGTCTGAGAGTGACTGGATGGATCCGATTGTGCCCTTCACATATGATCCCGTATCGGGTAAATCGTCGAGGCATTCTTCTGAGTCAGAATCATTAAGGTCTAAATCATTCGGCACATCGAGAATTGCAGTCTTCACATCCTCGGGCAATGAATCATCAAAGCTGAGTTTAAAGATGCCCTTCTCTTGGCCTGCCCAGAACCATCTGCAGTGGCGATAAGACATGTAGCTATCCGAGATGTTGTAGGCATATCTATCGGCCTCGACAGAAAAGGCTCCATAGAAGGCATGAAAGTGGGGCGAGATGTTTTCTTCTCTGAGTTTTCCAAGTGAATAGGCGGCGAGGGCTTCAATATAGGCCTGATTCATAGGATCAGAAAGCTTCTCTTTAATCGACTCCTCATCATACTTACCCTGAATCCATTGAACAGGATCGAGAAGGTGCGTTATTTTGCGGAAACCAGAAACATCTTGAACTTCGAGACCCTGAGTCGGCCCATTGCTTTCAATCGTGAGGCGAATACGACCAGAACTTGAGTTGGAGAGAGCAACGCCCGATGAAATCACACGTTTCCGGTGGTCCAGCCAAAGAGAAGTTTTAGGGCTGAGTTTGAGACCTGTAAGAATACTCAAACCGGGATAGAAGGTAGTTGGATTCTTAAATCCTGAAAGGTCTTCAAGGCTCTTTGAAAGAGGAACTGAGACATATGTGGGTTTCTGTAACACCGAACCTTTGAGTTCAGGGGCCTCCATTCTTGCTGTTCCTAAGAAGTATCTGCTGCGTTCATTGACGCACGAAATTCTTTTCTCAATCCCTTAGAATGTCACTAACACCAGCTCTCAACGTAAGTCTGAAGAAGTTCGACATGAAACGTATCCCCCAGGATGCCGTGGCGATTTTCATTGGCAGACGACGCACGGGTAAGTCCACGCTTGTTCGTGATCTGCTCTATCACCATCAGGATATGCCTCTTGGAACGGTTATTTCAGGCACAGAAGAGTCAAACAGTTTCTACAGCAAGATGATTCCTCCGTTGTTCATTCACGGCGAGTTCAGTCCTCTCATTCTGGCCAACTTCTGCAAACGTCAGAAGATGATGATGGCAAGAATTCAAGGTGAACTTTCTGAGGGCAAGAAGTCACAGATTGACCCGCGTTCATTTATGATTCTCGACGACTGTATGTATGACGACTCCTGGACACACGACAAGAACATTCGTTATCTTTTCATGAACGGTCGTTGGCTCAAAGTGTTCTTTTTGATCACTATGCAGTATCCGCTGGGTATTCAGCCGGCTCTGAGAACGAATGTGGACTTTGTGTTCATTCTGCGTGAACCCTATCTGACAAACAGACAGCGTATCTTTAACAACTATGGATCGGCGTTTCCGAGCTTCGAGTTCTTCTGCCAGGTGATGGACCAGTGCACACAGAATTATGAGTGTCTCGTGATTGATAATACAAGCCAGTCAAATAAGATTGAGGATTGTATTTTCTGGTATAAGGCCGAGATGCATGGAGATTTCCGTATTGGAGCCCCAGAGTTCTGGGCTCACTCGGCGGCTCACTATAAGAAGAAGGATGATGATGATAACTATAATCCAAATGATGCGAGAAAGCTGAAGGGGCCTCAGATTAATGTGCGGAAGTTTTAAAGGGTTCTAGTAGAATGTGGGCTGCCTTGATTATTCTGTTGGTTGCGTGTGCTCTTATGGTGTCGTCGTATACGTTCTCGGAAGGATTTGAGAATCCCCCTGGAATGTGTGGTGTAGATTTGGCCCCGTGCCCCCACGGCACTCGGTGCATGAATGGATACTGCCACAGTGATGCACAGCCTTCATTGCCTAGTTCCGGCCTTCCAGTGTTTCCTTAAATTCTGCTACTGAGTAGAATATGGCTCGCGGGTATGGCCTTTTTGGCCTAATCGCCGTTTTAGTGGGCATTCTTCTTATTGCTCCATTCATAAAGCGGTTTGTTCAGGTTGAGGGGTATCTAGATATAATTCCTTCTGATTTACAATATTATAAGACATATCCGGATAAACTTAAAGGTGATTTATTTGAAAAAACTGATGATGATTTTAAATCGTATATTACTAAAAATGATGCTGTGTTAAGAATTACAACACCAGGAACTCCTCAAAGTGATAGTACTATTGCGAATTATAAATCTGCACAGCGAATGAATCAAATAATTTTAGATGCCATGAATGGGGATAAGGAGGCGATTGATGTTTTCAATAAAATTCTTATTCCAAATGGCTACCCTGGATTTCAGCCACCGCCCATGCCCAATGTAACTAATGCTACATCTTCTTATAATATATCATTGGCTGAAAAAAATTCTGATATTCTTAATAAAATTATTAGAACTTCCTCTTATTCTCTTAGAAAGGAAATTGATACTATTAATAAACAAGCTGGAAAGAATATAGGAATATATTTTTTGGCATATGCTGCAAAAAATGGAAATAGCGAAGCATATGATGTTGTTAATAAAATTCTTATTAATAATAATTATACGCCAATGTCTGAGCCTAGACCTCCATCACCACCTCCACCTGCACAGCAACAGGCGGCACAACCACCTCCACCTCAACCCGCTCCTTCACTCACTGTTGACGTAGGAAAGCCTATGTCTAAGATTGACCTCTTAGGACAAGCCTGTAGAAGTCTTTTGGCCGACAAGGCCTTTTAAAAAATATCCTCAATAAAAAGAAAATGAAACGCGTTGGATACGGCATTGTGGGATTAGCTATGGTTTTATTAGGTATATTAATCATAGTTCCTTTTTTAAAGAGTGTGTTCCCGCAGCTCGATGGATATGTTGACTATCCAGCCGATGTTATAGCTGCTGCCCAGTCAAATAATGCAGATACACTTAAAAATGTAATGCTTTCTGGAACTGATGATACTATTAAGCAAGGAATCGATATTAATACTCAAGCTCTAGCAAAATTAACTGCAAATGATCCAAACGTTACTAATTTAAAAAATACAATTGAAATACAAAAAATGGGATTAAATGCTATTCTTGGAGACCAGGCATCTGTTGATACGGTGAATAAGATTCTTGTTGGGGCCAAATTACCTCCGTGGCAGCCTCCTCCCACGCCAGTTATACCTTCTGCAACACCTTCCGATGTTATAACATATATTAATGCAAACCAAGCTGCCCTTAATGCTACGATACAGCTTTCACCTTATTCATTGAAAAAGACTATAGCTGATTTTAACAAACCACCTGTAAGCCCTACTAATACTACTATGATTGGTATGTATACATTAGCCTATGCTGCGAAAATGGGAGACCCGAACGCAATTATAATCGTAAATAAGGCTCTCACTGTGGCTGGACTCCCACCATTTAAACCTGCTGCTGCCGCTGCCCCTGCTGACGCCGCTGTTGCTCCTGCTGCTGCTGCCGCCGCTGTTGCTCCTGCTGCTGCCGCCGCTACTACAGGCCCTGCTCCTTCTCTTTCAGTCAACACAGCACGTCCCTCATCAACACTTGATATGTTGAAGGTAGCCTGCCAGAGTTTATTAGCCGATGCCTCTGCCCCCCTTAAGTAATTTTCTCTTTTATAAAAAGAAAAGATGGCTCGTTCTGTTGGATATGGCGTTGTCGGCTTAGCGATGGTGTTACTCGGTATTCTTATCGTCGTCCCGTTCTTGAAGCGGACCTTCCCGCAGTATTATGATGGGTTCAGAAACCCCGCGGATGGATGCGGCGGCGTGACGTGCCCTGAGGGATCTTTCTGCCAGGGTGGCAATTGCATCCCTATCTATGTCGGCGGCGTTCCTGCTTAGTCGACCTTCTCAGAAGGCTTGGAAGCCTCCATCTTACGCTGAATGGCCAAGTCAGCAGACCCTGAAAACATGCCACTAAACTCCGAGGCATCCGTTCCAAGTGAAGGAACAGATGCGTCTGATCCAGGCATTGTTGAAACGCGGTTCTGCTTCCGGCCCGCCTCACGCTGCTCCCTCGTGAACTGCTCCTTCTGCTCCTCATTCTCCTTATACTTCTTCATGAGCGTATTGAGCTGCTCCTCGGCATACTCCTGCTCTCCGACCTCCGACGGCTTCGGGTCCCACGGCAGCCACTTACCGACCTGGCCAACATAGATGTTGTGGTCAGGGTCAGACTTCTGCAGCTTCTTAGCACGCATGTCAGCCTCCTCCTTCGTGCTGTAGGCACCACGGATCTTGAGGCCACGCACCGTCGTGCGGAAATTGTTCTTGGCATAGAAGTCGTCCTCGAGCTTAGCACCATTCTTGAACATGAAGTCATCAAAGTTCTCATTGAGCGTGGAGGCCAGCATCTCACGCTGATTCTTCTTTACGGTCTCCTGGAAGTCCGTGATAAACGGGTCAATGGACATCGTGGATTTCCGGCATTCGAGGGCCGCACCACTCAGATCAAGAGCATCGAGACGTGTCGCCTCAGCATCCAGCTTGGCATTGATGGCCTGGATCGACTTTACGAGGAACTGCTCGAGGCTCTTGGTGCGAAGCTGGAACTCATACTGCTTGAGGAATGCATTGAAGAAGAACATATCCTTCCGGTTCAATACATTCTCGGGGCTGATGAAACTCAGAAGGCACCACTTCTGCGAGGAGATCTCAGGGTCGTCCGTCAAAAAGCTCTCCTTCTCGTCGTTAGGGGCAGACATTCTATACTTCAATAGAGCCTTTCTTTAGACGATTTTGCCGCACAAAAAATTTCTTAAGACCAAATATAGAAATCAAATGGACGTCTCTGAAGTTATCAACCGTGCCATCAAGTATTTGATCGAGGGCCTCGTTGTCGCGGGTGCGGCCATCTTCATCCCCCGGAAGAGCCTGCCGCTCGACGAGATCTCAACCCTCGCCCTCGTCGCCGCGGCCGTCTTCGCCGTGCTCGACCTCGTCTCCCCGTCCATCGGCGTGACGGCCCGCCAGGGTGCTGGCTTCGGTCTGGGTGCCAACCTCGTTGGCTTCCCGCGTGGCTTGTAAGCGGACTCGTAAGCGTAGCGGACTCGTAAGCGTAGCGGACTCGTAAGCGTAGTGGACTTGTAAATAGTATCTCCTGAATGATTCCAAATCAACATAGAGATATTCCCAACATAAAATAGAATGGCACAGATCAATCCTGGTGATCGCCTAAATGACTTTATTAGACAGCAGTCGTATTTTTCAGCAGGCCTCAGCACGCCTGTTGAAAAGAGAGCCAATTCATACTGGTATTGGAGAAACACAGGCCTACCTGTCAATGTTCGCAGAGCTAACGGTCGCAGTGGTGCAAATGTCTCCATCTCGTCTAAGGCTGCACAGGCCGCGAGACGTGCGGGCCCTGTTGCTGGACCTGGTGCGGCTAGAGCGATGTATGCTAAAATCAAGGGTGAACTTGATGCGGAGATTGGTGGATCTTGCCCTGCCATCGAGCCCGAGCAGCTTGACCTCATTGAGACGATGATCAAGGAGAGCATGGCGATTGGAGGGACTGCAGTCGAGATGTCTGGTGGTCGTCGCAGAACACGCAAACAGCGTGGCGGTGCGAAGTTATACGATGAACTCAAGCGTGTTCTGCGTATTCTCTGTATTTTGCCACAGGAAGTCGCCAAGCAGATCGATGATAGTAGTGCTGCAGCTCTAACGCCTGTTGGTGATGCCCTCATCGACCCCACTGTTGCTCCTGGTATTGCCAGAATGGTAAGAGAGCGTATATTTCCTGGTCTTCTCGCAGCGGGTCTCATTCGTGACTTGGGCACAAATGGTTCTTATACTGTAAGAATCATCAATGCCATTGTGAGCTGTATTGGATATTTCTTGAATCCTAGACTGACCGCTGGATGGTATGCTGGTTTCGTTGGAAACCTAGCCTCGTTGGCCTATGGTTCTGGACCTACACTTGCTGGACTAGCGTTGGTTATCGCAATGAATTATGAGGGTGTTCGTGTCTTTCAGGGACTCTATATGAGGGCCATGGCTGCGTATGGAGCCGCTCCTACAGAAGAGCAGGCTGCGGCTGCGTTTGAAGGGACGGTTGTTCAGTATGTCCAGTATCTTTCTGCGAGGGCCCTCGTGAATTCTTACCCGAGACTTCCTCCACTCTTACAAGATGGTGTGATTCGTGGTGCTCCTCAACTCGCCGAGGAGGCGTTGGACCAGCAGCTCGCTGTCTACATGGCGGCTGTTCCTGCGGCTCAGGCTCCGAGACGCAGAGCTTCACAGGCTGCTATGGCTGCTATGCGTAATGGACCTCCTGGTGCAGGTGCGGGTGGACCCGCAGGTGGCTTCGCCAAAAGAAAGACTCGTCGCTCTAGACATTAATTCTAACAACTTTTGACGTATTGCCACCGTAAATCGGCACAAATCTGCTGCCAGATCTTATCTTGACAAAAGAGTTTGTCCCTATTTTTCAAAATCGGAAAATTAGGGAGATATTCATCCAGTTCCAACAGCTCACAGAACTTATATAGCACATAGGAATATGACAGGAAATTGCTGCGGCCAGAAGGACAGTGCTTCTGAAAGGAAGGCTGAATCTCAATAAACATGTGACGCAGCTTCTCTTCTGTCTCTCGTGTAATGACAGGTGCAGTCTTTCCATTAATACGATTCATAATATGTGCCGCGTGTTCATAATACTTGTTGAACTTCAACTTCTTTAGTATCTCACGAATCTTAGAAGTCTTGATATTACTAGTATCAGTAATCCTCTCCTTCTTGAGCTCCGTTATGATAGCAGTATAAACATCCTGAGGTATGTCTGTGCTTTCCTTGGCCTGAATCTGGGCAAGCCATTCATTGAAGTGGTTAATACGCTTATAGGCATAATAGGAGACTTCACGCGGCGGATCCTTATATGAGGGCTTATCGGAGTCGACCAGAATAAACTCCTGAAAGCCGCAGGTGGGGCAGGTGAAGAGAGCCTCGTTCGCTGAGAAGATCATTTCATTCTGGCACTCCTCACATTCACCATAAGGATCATCTATATTCTGACTGCTACGTGCATGACTCGGATCAATCTTCTGTAAATACGTCTCGAGCAGCTTTTCCCTACGCATATCTTCACCTTGGGGCTGTGTCTGTGTTGGA